AGTTTGCATAACATCAAAAAGAACCATCATTGCAATTGGTGAGTGTCAACTTTTTTTATTTTGGGCTTGTCGTTTTTTTTATTGACACTGTGTCAATGGTTGTATGTACAACAATTTCATATAGCCATTGGTTAACTGGGTTAACTCATGTTGTCTAATTATCTGTAAGTTACGGTAACGTAACCGTAACTTACCAACCGGTAGGTAGGTGTGTTTTAGTGTTTTGCTTCATTTTGTTTTCGGGCGTGTCGTGTTTTTGTTTGTGTTATTATATAACTATCAACTTCAAGGGAAGGAAAAATAAAATGGATATTTCAAACATGACCCCAAATGAAAAGAACGAACTTCTCACTACGCTGTGGAATGACCCGTCCATAACGCTTCTGGGCTTCAAGGTCGCCATCGTGACCAGTATTGACCGTGTCCAAGCTGTTGACGATTATGGCGTGGCTCAGTATGATTCCTATCAGTTCCTTCTACCATATGAGACAGATGATGATTTGTACCTGTTTTCTGCAGAGGATATTGAAGCGTTCGCTCGTACTTGGTAATAGGAAAGCCCCTAGGCTATCAACCTAGGGGCTTTTCTTATGCCGCTAATTAGGCAAATACGAGATACCACATTGATTTGTCTGCTGGCGCTAGTGCTACGTATCGTGTTGCGCCTGAACCGCCAACATAGTGTGCCCAAATGTATCCGTCTGCGATCACACCGCCTTCGGACAAATTAACTGTCTGTCCGTAATGATATTGGGCTACTACTGGCGCTGAGGTTGACGGTGCCGAACGTACGTTAAGCACGTCCACGTTGACCTTGTATGTGCGTGGAATGACGGTCACATTATTGTTTGCCGGTGCAGGTGTGGGCGTGTTTGCTGTGCGCGGATGGAAGTAACCGATAATGCCGTTCTTGCTGATCGTGACGTATCCTGCCTTGTTCGGGTTTTGCGACATGGTGTCGAGTGTCCCGTTGCCGTTGTCTCGTACCACAATCGCGACATGGTTCATGCCTGCGCCGTTCCAAAATGCCACGTCACCGTAAACCGGCGTGTAGTTTCCTGCTTCTCTGCAGAACATGTCTTGCAGAGCGCGGGAGCGGTCATATTGTGCAGTGTAAACGCTTGCGGCGTAACCGTCTACGGTGTTGGTGTCGGCGGCTGGAATGCCGTACACGTTTCGCGCGTAGGAACTCCATAGGTCCCAGCATTGCCCGCCGTATGCGCCGTCCATATCCACAACCTGTCCGTTTATTGAGTTCATCCATTCTTGAATATTCATGCTAGTTTTCCTTCTTATGTTTTGGGGTGCTGTTTTGTGCGAACACGCTCATGAATGGTGCGTCCGCTAGTTCGGGGTTGATTGCGGTGATGTTTTCCAAGATTGACGTGAGTTCGATGAGGGAGATTCCGCCTACGGTACACACGAATACGCTGACCGGAAGTCCCAAGTCAACGTGGAGATTAATCATGTCTACGAAATAGGCGACTAAGGTTAGCATGAGGTAGGCGAACTTGTGCCATAACCCCTGCCGCATTTTTTGTGAACTTAGCGTGTCGTTGAGTATGGCTTTTGCAATGCCGGTCACGTAGTCCACAATAATGAAAAAGACTACCGCAAACACACACCACACGTCCGTTGCCGTCATTGTCATTAATATTATCCTTCCTATTTGCCTAGTAATTCTCCAATGATCAAACCAAAATCGGCCTTGACCTGCGAATCATCGAAACGGATTTTACCGAGTCGATAGCCGGTGGTGAGCCGTCGTATGATATCATCTGACTTTTTGACGTACCATGTTTTTTCGTCAACATGGTTGGGGTCGAGCGTGTAGACGGGTCTGGTATTGTCTTTGGGGATACGTCGTGAAACATATTGTGAAACATGCCCATCGCGTTCGGATACGGAAACCCATATTCCGAATCGCGCATAGTCGTTAGTGTCTAAAATGTATGAGAGTTCGCCGTCGCTCGGGATGGGCGCTAGCAATGTGTCCGACTCATCTCGGAACTTGTTTCTGATCGCATAGTCGGCATAATCCCCGTCATACTGCTCAAGAAATCGTCCGAACTTGGACTGTGCGACTTTCGCACTGAATCCGCCATAGTCTGCCAATTCTAAGCAGACGAATCCACCGCAGTAGAGTTTGTATTGTTGTTGGTTGGTTTGTTGTGCTCCAATGTCTAGTCGGTATTTCGCGAAATAGGGATTGGCTTTCTGCACTGCGTTGGATAAAAACAGCACTTTTGTTCTATCCTGCCAACGGTCAACGGTATTATAGAACTCGCTGAAACTGTTTACTTCATTGCTTAAAAAACGTAGGTTGTCGGGGAAGATTTCGTCGAAAATAATCAAATGTACTTTAGGGTAGGCCACTGATTTTAGTCCGCCCGCTTGGGAGAGTGCGACGAAATAGCAGCATGTGCGCCAGTCTTTTTCGTCCCATGATGTCTTATGCAATTGTCCTTTTTCGCCGTTCACACGAAACTCGTATGAGGGAAAGAACTCTTGAATGTCTTTGAAGAAGGTTTCCTTGCGGTGCTGTTCCACGTCTGTGCGCCTGAGATAAATGAATTCATGGCCGTGCTTGATGTATTCCTTGATGCCGTATCGTTTGGCGGCGAACGTTTTGCCGAGTCCGCGTGCGCCGATAATGAAATTCCATGGAGCGTTTCGGGTGAGCAGATTATGTAAGTCATAATAGTCATCTTCGGCCAATGTTTGCAATGCCATGCGCTCACCTCCTAAAACAATGAGAGCGTAACGTCATGACCACCGTTACGCTCCCACTAGTTACGGTCGGCTCAAGGGAAGTCATCACATGCCGACATTCCTTATTATATCACACGTTTAGAATGCGGGCGGATTCGATTTTCCATCCCACACACTCAATAACGAGTACGCCTGATTGTATCGATTCGTGTACGGCTGAAACGGGTACGTATTCAAAATGTTCGTCTTGAGCTGTGCAAGGTTCGACGCCTTCGGTACTTTCAGCGCGTTCGCGGGCGACTGGTGATAGGCAGTGACCCACAGTATCTGCATTTTATCATCCTCATATTCCTGTGGATATCCGGCATAGTCTTCCGCGAACTGTTTGCGTTGCCCCTCATGGGATTCACTGCGTGCTGCCCATGCCTGGAATGCGCTAGCTTCCGATTGAGTGAGGTTTCTCGTGAAATCTCCCCCGCTCTCCATTAATGCGGCGATCTGTGGAGCTGCCGTCTTGAATGTCGTATAGCCGGTCGGGTCAGCTTCTCTCATCTTATTGAGCACCTGCAATCGGCGTCCGAAACTCCATTGGGCAATGCCAATACCCTGCAAGTTGGCCGCTTCCACCGCATCCCATCTTAAGCCAGCTTCCACCGTGCCGACCACATAGAGGGCATAAGAGTTTTCCGCACTGGCCGAACTGCTTGGGTGGCCTTGTCCTTGCGAGTCGGACGGTTGGCCTTGCGACGCTTTTTCCGAAAAATTATTGGCGGTAGTTTTGTAGAAAATGCGAGTCCTTGCGCCACTATTGTCTGTTTCGTGCAAGTACAGATTGTCACCCTGCCAGTGTATCCACGCGCCGCCCCGCGCTGTGTCGGGGTGTCCCTGATTGTTGTCGCCGGTCGGATTGTCAACGTCCGGCTTAGGCATGGTACGGGGGTGTAGGTAGCCCAACAGTCCAGCGGTGGGAAACCATTTCAAGGCGCTTGCGTCCGGATTCTGGGTGATGATGTAAATGCTGTTGTTTTTCACCCCATCATTGCTAGCCACAATCGCAACATGCGTGTATGGGGTATATGTGCCGTATCCCCATATTGCCACGTCCCCCGCCACAGGCGAGTACCCATTGGCAGGGATACGTTCGTACACTTGTTCGCATCGAGCCGACACGGGATATGAGGTGTACAGTCCGCCCGCATAACCGGTGGGGGTAATGCAGTCCTGAATACTCATGCTGTACATATCCATGGAATATTTTGCCCATAAGTCCCAGCATTGCGCCCCGTACGCGCCGTCCATATCCCAGTATCGGTTTTTCGTCTGATCAATCCACTGCGAGAAAGTAATAGCCATACCACCATTATAGTGGTATGGCTATCATATGCCGACTATATCACATTCCTGCGGGAATCGTATAGGAGCCTACGATAATGCCCGTATTGTCCAAATTTCCGGCGTTCTGGATGCTGAGCGTATTGTTGTCAATGGCCACGAATCCTTTGCTGTCGAAATTCAGGTAGTAATGGGGGTTGCCGATGGTTGCCCATTTCGGCAGTTTGAAGATACGGTCGGAATTGTTCGGCTTCGCGTTATAGTTGACTTTGAAGCCGATGAACAATATTCCATCATGCTCGTAGATGTTGACGTAATCCCATGTGCCGCTGATTTGGCTATCGCTTGGACCTCCGTAGTTCGTGGGCCATAGGTCGATACCTGCGGCGATGCAGTGTGCTATCCAATATCCGGCAAGCACGTATCCCCCACGGCTCAGGTGCGCACCATCACCACCGTCGCCACCGTCCGACGCCTGAGAAGCCACCACGCCGATACGGTATCCGCCCTCATGTACACGAATCCAGCCGAAACCTAAATCCTTCAAGTTGAGGGTCAATGCCTTCACGACTGCAAGACGGTGCGCCCTATTCGCGCCGTGGTTCTGAGTTTTTGTCAATGTTTGGCCGACTGCCAACACCATGGGGCAGACGTGGATTTCGGCGTTCGGCGCTTCCGCGTGGATGGTCTGCATGAGTTCGCGAGCCTTGGAGGTAATGACGGATTCACTGGTACGTTGCTGTTCGAGTCCAGTGGCGTCATTCTGTCCGCCGATGACGATAACCGCCGTCACCTTGCTTTTATCTGGCACGGTGTTCCAAATGTCCGCAAACGTCCCATTGTCACCGGATATGGCGAAACCTCCAGCGCTGGAACCCTTGTAGTAAAAGCGTTGTGGGCTGAGTTTTTCCTTGATGGCGACGGCGGGTGACTGGTCGATATGTTTCGCACCACCATAATATCCGTCCACCCAACTATCACCCAATACCACGACATAGTCCTTGAGCTTGTCTGGGGTGTGGACGGCGTTGAGAGCGGCGGTAGCGTCCGTTGCAGCCTTGTCCCACTTGGATCTATTGGCGGTGGCGGTGCCGACTGTGTTGCTGCCAAGGGCGGTCAATGCCTGATTATTGCTAGTAGCGGTAGTGGCGGCGGTATTCCACTTAACCTTATTGGCGTTCGCCTTGTCAGTGGTTTCGCTTCCGAGCGCGGTCAATGCCTGAGCGTTGCTATTGGCGGTGTCCACTGCCTTATTCCACTTGGTTTTCTGCGTGGCGGCATTGACGGTGGAATCTGCGCCGAGCGCGGCGAGAATCGCCGTGTTTGCATCGGCCTTGCTTGCGGCGGCGGTGGCGTCGATACCTGCTTTATCCCATTTGGTTTTCGACGCGGTGGCGTTATCCACCGTGTTATCCACAAGGAGTGCCTTCATGACCGCTTCATCATGAGTCTCTCGCGCTTCCACCGATTCGATACGATTCAAATGTTGTTCCATCGTCGTGTCAATGGTGCGCATGGAGCCGTTGTAACCGTCGCGCAAATCGGCGGGGTCATTGTCCCCATACAAGTTCAAACCGTAATTGTCGGTTTTCGTGTATGCTGTAGTCATTTATGTCAGTCCTTTTCTCGAATTTGAGTCTGCAACTGGGTTAAAATCTGGTCAATCATACGCATGGCATGATTGTACCCGTCTCTTAAATCCATGGTGGTTGCATCATTGTAGAGGGGTAATCCCCAATGTCTGGTTACGTCGTACGCGGCGGAATCCACGGGCGTGGTCTGCTGACCGTCTGCCATAACTATCAATCTCCCGAAGAGGTAGTGGACACGAACGGCAGCCCCTCCGCAGTGACCTTCGTATCAGTAAGTTTTTTGACGGTATACTGTCCGCCACCGGTTGCGGGGACACGGTTGAGGAAATGATTAAGCGCGGTGCCGAGCGCGTTGGCGTTCGAGGCGCTCAATCCGAGAGCGGTGGCAAACGCCTTCAAACCCTCGGGAAGGCTTTCCGGTGTCGGGATTGCATCAATCCTATCCGACTGCGTTTTCAGCGTCGTGTCAAGAATGTCCATCGAACGGTTGTACGAGCCTTCGAGATTCGGCGCATCAGTCGCGCTATATTTCTCCAGATTATAATTCGGTGTCTTCTGTACCATTTGTCTCTCCTTATATTACTGAGCGGTTTTCATGAAATTATTGACCACGACGCCGTTGGCAAGGTTTTCGACCGATAGCGGATTGACCGGCTCCCCATCGTCCACGTGCACGTCTCGCGGTGTGATGCGTGGCTCGTCATTGTGAAAAATGGTTTTGTTACCGAGCACGGCGAACTCCAAGCAGGTGTGCGCCGCCGACATGGGCACGCTAAGTTGAGCCATTTGATTGACTCGCGCCCCGAACACTGCCAACTCTCGGTACAGATCACGATTCGTGCTTTTCGAGTCTTCATATTTGCCGCGAGTCGGATTATAGGTTAAGTCAGAGTCTTCGTACTGTCCGACCTGCTTTTCCAAGTCATCCAACGTCTTGTTGATGCGCTCGAACTGCTCATTAAAACCGGCTATCAGCTGTTTGATGGCTTCAATGTCGGCGTTTTCGTCTTTGGCGAGATTGTCGAGCTGTTCCCTGAGCTGGTCGAGATGTTCGGCTACTTCCTGCACATAGCCCAATACGGTGAGCGTATCGCGGTACGAGAACGGCTGAATGGTAGTGAAATACCGTTGTCGCGGGTCGATATCCAAGGGGGCGGCGCACATATTGATTCCGTCCATATATCCTCCTATCTGTCTTTTTCCAGTATACTCTAATGACCCAAGTTATAGGCGAGTGACGTGGAATACAGTTGGGGTATGTTGGTCATGTTGTCGCCACTGCCCCACATGCCCATAAACAAGTTTTCCAACGAATCAATAACCATGAGGTCGATATTAAGCATGGTGTTTCGCCAGTCCTGCAAGAGTTGGGATTGTGAACCGCTGGTGCCGAGCGTGTGTGAGGTTGAATTGCCTTTGTCCGAGGAGTGCGCATAGTCGGTGTTGCTGGTGCTGGTTGCGGTGGCCGTACTGTCCTGCTGGGTGGTTGTATGCGTGTTACCGAGCGAGTCGGTTTGTGATGCACTGGTGGCGAATTGCTTAAAATCATCAATACGAGTCTGCGGGAACTCTGAGTTAAAAGTCATGCTGGAATTATCGGCGGTAGTATCGGACGTGCTATTGGCAGTGGATTCGTTGGACTGCGTGCCCGAAGATTTGCCGCTCGACTCGTTAACACTGGTCGAATCCATTTCCTGCCGAATATCGGACGTAATAAACGGGTCGAACTTGCGCTGTGCCGACAAATAGAGCTGATTGTAATATTCCATCTGTTCACGCATGGTACGCCCCAAGTAAAAGACGAACATTTGTGGCGTTTCCGAACCGATTTCGCGCAGTGCGTAGTGTGCCACGATTTTCTCGTTCAATTTCGCCCTATAATTTTCATCGAAAATCGGATAATATTGCGAACTTAAATGCAGTTTTTCGTCCGTATTAAACCCACGGTCTATCAGATTGCCGAGCGTCAAGGTGTAGTCGGCCATGCTGTCTTTGATCGCATACATGCTCAAGTCTTGCGTCATCATTCTTCCTCCTTGTTGCCTTCCACGTCCAATAGACCACCGGACGTGGTGTCATTCCATTCAATGCCAATAGGATATCCCGAGTCGGCCATTTGCGGCCACAGTCGGTTGATCGTATCGCACGCCTGTTGACGCGCCTTGAGATAGCTCAGGCGAAACACGTTCGTACGTGAGTTTCCCGCCGTGACCTCACTTTCAAGTAGTCGTTCCTTCTTTTCCGTCGTGCTGTTATCAATGCCAAGGTAATTAACAAGTTCGTTCCAAATCTGCGTTTTCGTGGTGATGATCTTATCCGCCAAAAACGGCGTGACGTTAGGAAATGTCTGGAACATACCGGTAATATCGGCGGAATCATACGTGTAAATGTATGGGTCGCCGTCTTCACGCGCCTTCATGAGATTTTGGGCGGTCAATTTGTTGGTTTCGGACGTGGCAATAATGAGTGGAACGCTGATATTGTCCAAATTCACATCCAGCGCACGGTCTGCAATAGCAAGGCGCGTGGCATAATTCCACATCACGTCAATCATCGTACACCTGAGCTGATTATCCCAAATGGGCACGCATTCCTTGCTACCAATCTGAGGGTGCGAATAGTGGGTTGCCACCGGCTGGAACAAGGTTGGATTATTATAGTTGTTAACCCCGCCAATATTACCGGACGTGACCATAAAACGGTTAACGCCCTTACGCTTGTCGGGGAAAAAGAGGGCTAGACCATTCTCGAATAGTGTTAGTTCCAAATATCTTTCATCGATATAAGGTGGTAGATTAATCCACTTGAACCGACTTACCGCCAACATTTCAATAAGCTTCATATACTGGTTAATTCTGAGCGACTGCCGCATTTCGGGCAGATTCAGATTACCCCACATGGATCCTAAAACGCTCTGGTTGTCCCAGTGCGCGGCCTTTCTTGCGTTATTACGTTTACCCATAATCACCGTCCTAACATAATAATGGGGAGAGTTTCTTACACTCTCCCCATTATACCTTTTAGTATGCGATACCGGCTAGTGGCATATTGTCCGCATAATCGGTGACACCAATCTTATCGGGGTCGGTCCATACGGTCACGCCACTCTCAAAAATACCTTTTACGGTAAGACGGTATTCTTCTGGGCACGTCGAACTACGCACATACAATTCATGCAGTTTCCAATATGTGAAATTAGACATTGCCATGAGATTTTCAGGCAGTTTCATGAAGCGTTGCACATAGTAGCCGTAGCGTAGCCACACCTCGCCAATGGCGTGCATGGCGGCGGGAGAGATTTGCCTGAAACGTACCATGACACCGATCAGCCCGTTAGCCAAGTTGAATGCATCACCTCCTAGAGCGCCGGACGTGGTCGGCGGTACGGTTTGGGTCTGTTGTACCTGCGCGTTGATTCCGGCGATCGTGTTTTCGTAATCGCCTTGCGCCGTGGCTTGAGCTAGTTGTTTGTTCATATCGGCAAGCTGCATGGTTTGTTGGTTGCTCAAGTTGGTTTGCGCAAGTGAAAAAGCGTTGGCCTGTGAGGTGCTGGCATTGTTCGTGGTCTGCGTGTTCGCCAATTGCTGGTTCGCGGTTGACACGTTGTTGTTGTAGGTCTGCTGATTTGTCCATGCGCCAATGGCGGTGCCTGCAGCCGCTCCGGCCACACCCCCGATATTGCCGGTTACGGCGGCACCGGCGGCGTTCGCAATGCCAGATCCGATGGTATTCAACTGCGCCATCTGGTTGTTGAATCCGAGATTCTTCAACGTCAAATCGGTGCCCATCTGCGCAGATTGATTGCTGATCGCATTCATGGCGTTCCGGTTGGACGAGCCCAACCTGTTCTGTGCGCTCGCATACTGCGTTCCAAGTTGTGCCTGAGCGTAAGCGTTGTTGATACCCATTTGGGTTTTCTGATAACCCCAGTCAGCGGATTGCTGGGCGTATTGGCGCGTGTAGGCGCTGTTCGCAAGAGCGAGGGCGCTGCCATTGTTTACCGCCATGAAGGTGGGGAAATTGGTGATGCCGAAACTTGCGTTGAGCATGTCGCCCGTATCGATAGGCAACCCGAGTCCGTTTGGTAGCGGTTGGCGTTCACCTAAGTTCCCTGCATGATAACCTCTCGCGTAGAAGTTCAAGCGTGGGGAAGGTGGCGCGTAATTCCACGACTCGCGGATAATCAAGTCAGCACTCGGAATTTGCTCAGGCTCATACGTGATCACGGTACCGTTCAAGCATGAACATTCGATGTAGGCGTATGGGGCGGTAAGGAATTTCTTCAAATACCTGTACCGTGCTGGGAGTTGGAATGTGTCACGAAAATTCTTAATATCGATAATATCTTCATATCTATCGGAAGAGTTTGCAACATTGCCCGTCAAAAGCCAGCACGCGCCCGACCATTGCACATTCTGTCCGAACAGTTTTGGATTTTTGGCGGCATGGTTTTCAAGCATTTTCGTTGGAATGGTCGGCACCATGTAGATTCCACAAATTCCTTGCGTTGCCCATGGTTTCGTAGAGCCTGCTCCGAAGAATTTGAAAATATCGGACGTATTATCGAGATAGTAGAGTTCCGTGCCGTTCATCTGGTTCTCAAACGTGCTCCCGGTAGCGCTTTGTACGGTTGGATTGTCTTTGTTTCCGGCATCAGCCTCCAGTTTTACCGTGGTAGCAATGATGATGCCATACGAGTATTCCGAGTTTGACTTAGCCCCCATCAATGGGTGCCATGACTCATTCGTGAGCACGGTGCATTTACCGGTGTCAAGCCCCTCAGGTAGATCAAGGTACGTTTTGCCATAATCTTTCCATGCGTTCTCGTTGGCAACCCCCACATGGCCGCGCTCCACATAGGCATTGCCCAATTGAATATCGTGCTGGAATGATTGCCATACGTCCAACTGGATATTGAGCTGCGTGGTGTTGGCGTTGATATAATCGCATGTCTGGATGAAATAATACCAACTACGGGGGGTGTCGAAGTCATAGTCGTTCGTGGCGATCAGATAATTGTATTGACACGCTTGCGCAAAAGGCACGGGCAGTCTCACGGGTAGTCCGTACTTGCTCATGGTGCAATTTGTGAACTCGATGCCATTCAAACGGTCGAAATACTCTTGCTGAGTGTTTTTATCCCATTTGACTATGTCTCGGTAGCCCATATCCCACGGGACGTTACAGAGTTTGAATTTGGTGTTTGGCGTCCATTTTGCGTACGAAAAATTAATGGGCAGATCGTTAGCGCTCATAAAAAATCCTCCTAAAAAAAGAATGGGCATGAAATCGCTCCCATACCCATTCTATCGCCTACCGATTATGTCAGACGGTGACAGTGATAGCACGATATCCTGTCATACCCGCAAACTTGGCTGAGACGTTGGCGGTTCCGGCACTTACGCCGGTAACTTTGCCAGTCTGGTCAACGGTGGCGTGCGAGTCCACTGCCCACTTGGCTATGTTACTGATATCAACCTTATTCCCATCGGCTGTGACGGTCGAGGCGGTCAGTTTAATGCTTTCCCCCTGCTTGACAGCGCTTAATCCGTCAACATGGATTTGATTCAACGCCCCGACTTTGAAACCGCCAACCCAAGTGCCCACAACCGGTACATCCAGCGCGGCGGAAACGGTCTGGTCGATTTCGGGGGTTGCTGGATTGATATAGGTGGCCTGTGCGGTGACCTTGAGGGATTCTGCGGTTTCGTCAAGGCCACAACGAAGGATACCGTCATTATCAATGATGGTAAACTGCGAGGTTGCGCCCTCAAGTTCATAGGTGACGCCGACCGGCTGGAACGTTGCCTTAGCCTTGTTGGCACTTTCGATGGTAGACACCACCTGTACCAAATCGCCACGGTTAACATTTTGCGGTGTGACGGCGGGCTGACCGTATTTCTGCACTTTCAGTTCGAACACCGGCTTCGATGTAGTGAGCGTATCCGGCAACGTCACGGACTGGGTGGAATCTTTGCCAGTCCAAAACAGAATAGCGTTGGCAAACGGATTAGGGGTGATAGATCCCCTGTGCTTGTAGAAGATATTGCGCGTGCCGTCAATCGGATTCACGGGAGAGTTCGTCGTTTCCAGCATCTCATCCCAGCAGAAGAAGAAGTCTTCCGTGGTGAGCACGGCCTGCACCTTGCCGCCCTGCCCGCCAATGCCGAACATGTCTTCCGGAATTGGGATGATACGATACGGCACATTGACCTTGTCGATATTAAACGCGGCGGCGAGAGCTTCGACGTTAAGCGCGGCAATCACCTGCGGCGTAGCAAACAGGATCGCTTCCGAATCTCGCCACGGAGTCACCCAGCTCATGGCGTTATATCGCGGCATAGCCGACATTGGAGACGCCTTCAACTCGTTCGCAACCTGCTGGATAAGACGCAACAGTCCCTTGGCGTCCGCTTCGGTGGAATTTGCCGCGCCCACGTCCGTCGTGTGGACACGGTAGAAGCCGCCCTTGCGTGCGTATTCCGCGAAACACTGGGTTTTCATGAGATACATGTCGTTACGATCACTCAAGATCGGGGCGTTCATAATCTCGGAAATGTAATCGCTCATGCCGGATTCGCCGTCAAAAGCGGTCAGCAAGGCATCCTCTGGGATAGTGACAGGATAGTAATGATCGAACGTCAGTGGATGGAATACGCTTGCGGTCGGCAGCGAATAGCGTCCGTAGACGTCATCGCCGAGATATTCCTTGTTGAAATTACGGGTGCGTGCCTTGACCAAGCCTACTGCCGCCTGCTCATACGTGGAGCCGTAACGCTTGAGGGTGCGGGGGGAGCCAATCAGCTTGAGCGGGTCATCCCAATCAGCATGCTGGATATACAGGCCGATCAAGCGCTGAATCAAAACACCGGTGAACTCATCGCGTAAGTAGGGGAAGTTACGCATGGTGTCCACCGCATTGCGGATATTGCCCTGCGTGACAGACGGGATACGGATTTGGAACTGTGGGGATGTGGCGTTACGGACGGCGTTGAAAATCTCAACGTCACCCTTACCGGCCAATGGTCGAATATTGGACATTGTTTATACCTTTCTGTTAGTCGAACAAATCTTCGATGGACTCTTGCGCCTTATCACCGTCGCCACCATTATCATTGTCGGATGGGGTGGGGTCGGTGTAGCCGAGCGTATCCATCATGGCCTTCAACGTAGCCAATTCTTTTTCAATGGAGTCGAGTCGTGCGGAAACGTCCGGTTCCTGTTTCGGTTCCGGTTCCGGCTCCTTCGGTTTGACTTCATCATCTACGGTTTCGGTCTGCTGTTCCTCTTCGGTCGGCGGTGGGGTAGTGTTTTCCTCGCCGTCATTGTTTGGGTCTGCCATGCAAAGCTCCTTATGATCGGTAATGTTTCCATCAAAATTATATCATGCGGCGAGAAAATAAATGACCCCGCAATCACGCGGGGTCTAGACTGTCTTATGTGAGCGCAAAGTGAAAATCGTAGAGCACTACCGCCATGATAGTGATGTTCACGGTCGGCGGCATTCTCAGCCGTGGCAGTCCGACCCGTGTTATCCCCAGCCGAAAATCGACGCTCAGAAGACAATAGACATTATAGCATGACCATTGTTCCGTAATCATCCATGACTTGCACGCCATGCCGGAATTGCTCATAGGGGATGGGCTGCGAGAACATGTTGCCCGCCATACATACGTCAACCTCACCATCATCACGCCACCCCTGATAACGGTTCATGCCGAGTATGGTCAATTTCTCATATCGGGCGGCGATCTTCCACTTACCAAGCTCAGTCGGGTGAATGTCACATGATCGCACAGGTTCCCAGCCTGATAGGATGCAACCGTCCGTATTAGCGTACAAAAGTCGGTCGGCGTTAGCGTGGCAGACGGTCATAAGTTTGCGACGTGCATAAGCATTCACCCATACGGGTACTGGGAGATAATCGGTTTTCAGGTTCGATTCCTCACGTTGCGACACATCCCAGTCGAGGGTAATGCCATCTTTGGAGGTAGGGAGCATGACGGCACCCTTGGGCAAACTAGCCATTTTCCCAACTAGGGCGTTCATAATGAGTTTCGCCATTTGTCGTTTCTCGCCCGTCGCCTTCTGTTTCAGCTCCCCCCATTCATCCACGAACGAGCGGAAAAAGCCTTTGGAGCGGCGGAATTTCCAGCCGCGCACATGCTTGTAGACGCTCACTTCATAATTGTTATACAGTAGTTGTTGATCAATGTCGGTTAATACGCGCGTGATATAGCCACGGGTGGAAGTGAGCCGATTCAATCCGTAGACACTGCGATTGTCGAGCAGAAAAGGGTGTCCGTTTGGTTTGAGTTCCGCACGAAATGTGAGTTCATCACAATGTAGGGGCATGTCGCTATCTTCTTCGTATTTGCCTTCATATGGTTCGGGTTCACCCCATGGGAGCCATTCATCCCGTAGTATGGACGGATACATGGAATTGCAGTCAACATCGATAGCTTTGCCGTACATGCCTTCTTTGGCGGTCATGAATCCGCCGATATAGGCATCATGCAATGACTTTTTAGTTTCGGATTCCAATTGTGGGAATTTGTCGTAATACCATTTCCACTCGCCGGACGCGAACGCTTCCATACTCGCCCCACCCGCCGTAATCTTACATAAGCCACGGTCATCATACTCACGTAAAATGTTGAGTAGCTGGGCGTCGGTCATGGTGAGACGGCAATTCTCTCGTAAAAGATTCGATATGTCGAAAAAGCGTGCGGAATTTTCTCGATCTATACGCACCGTGAAGCTGAAAAACTTGCCTTTTTTGGAGACAATGGCGTCCCAGCTGAGGTTAGCATTATGCTCATCGTGGGGGAGGGAGTGCACGACGTGCGCGATAAACGGGTCTAAAACGTCTGGGTTAGTCACATATATGGTGAGTTTGCCACCCGACATAATGGACGACAACAGCCGGTTAGGGGCGATAATGTCACGTAGCACGGTGCCATCCGTAAATCGTATGACGCTATCCATACACCATAATCCCACCCTATTGTCTTGCACTGTCATAGTATAACGTCCCTTGATCACTGACCGCTACTTTTCCAGTGCGCCAGCTTCCGCCAACCACCTATCGAATTGCCGCCGTGAGCGCTGATAGCCCTCACTGTTATCTCGAAATACTGAGGTGAAACCGTGTCGGACGGAGTCATACACTGTCCAGTCGAACACGATACGGGGGGCGTCTGTCTGTTCGATAAACGCACGTTTTTGCGCGGCTGACAGTTGACGGAACCGCTTTAAACGTTTCGAGCCGAGCGTTGTAGCCAAGATTTTCTCGAACACTTCATAGCGTCCGCGACTCATGTAGGACGGCCAATTATGATCGTCGTATAGGTCGGGTCGAGTCTCTGTCTTCCGTTTTTTAGTCGGCTTGCGTTTTTGTTCCGTACGCAGTCCCAAGATTTCGGCCACATCATGCATCTGCTCACGCAATTCATTCCGGTGCCCGCTCTCCAATTGACTTCGCACGAATGCTTCATCACTCAACACGTTGGTCATTTGCAGGAAGTCGGTGAGTTTTGACGGAATGATCTGAGTGCGTCCAAACCCCTCACCGGTTGTGCCTTCAAGTTCTGCCACGCGCTGGTCATACACGCTACGCGGGGGCATGGCCTGCATTTTGTTCCATTCATTGATCTTGCGTCGTGCCGCATTGATTTTCCGTTGCTGTTGTCGCAGGAGTTTGCGCCGTTTCGCTACGGGTTCCGCCTGAATTTGCGCGTTCGTGATGGGTGTACGCTGGGCAAACATGTAGTCTTTTTTCGTCGGCTTTTCCACGGCGGTGGCATGATATGGGGTTGCCTTCGCTTCCGCTATGGACTGTTTCTTCTGCCGCTCCCACTCCTTACCCAGCGTTTTCGCAATGTTGACTAATTGGCGATCTGCAGTTTTAGCCAGGTTCGAGTGGGAGTAAGCGCCGAGCTGTTTGATGTTACGGGCGGCACGGGCTTGCGCGGCCTGACGTGCCTTGACATGCTTCTTCTTCCGAGACATATAGCACAGTCCTTAAGATGGCGAGAGCACCCAAATTGGGTGCTCTCAATGAACGAACGCTACTTAACGATTATAGCAAGTTCACTCACCCTGTTCGTCCACGGGCTCAATGCTGAAAAACTTGAAGCCGCGACGGGAGCGACGTTCCACCACCTTGATAGCCAATGGTGCGTCCCAAGTGTTCGGGGTTCCGAAAATACCGAACATGGTGTTCAATCCTGCCGCCAAAGTGGGGGAGGTGGCCGCATACGCCTTGTTATCGTCGGTCACGATGATAACACGCACGGTATTGGATATTTCGCCCGTCTGATCGTCCGTGACCTGTACGGCCTGAGCAACGGCATTCACCATGTTCAAGGTTTCGTTGAGGTGTTCGTCGAGCTTTTCGGCGTTCTGCAATGCGCTGTAGAGCTTGATTTTACCCTCACGAGTGGAAGTGTCGATAAAGTGCTGGACGGTGCCGAGTTCGGTGGATTCAGTGTTGAATGCGACAAGTGCGGTGTTGGTGTTTTCCATGATATTTACCTTCCCTTATGGTTATTGTTTTTATTTTCAGGCTTATGCCTAAAATCTTTTATATCACATGCCGTCATTATTTTCAATGTCGGCGTGTCGTTTGTTTGTATGTTCTTCGGGGTTCCATTCCTGAGGTTCTTCAAAAGTCGCATACTTGTAAAAAGTCTCCTCATTAATAGAAACTTTTTGTGAAAAAATGTTGATAGAACGTGGAATGAAATTCGGAAACAGTTTTTTGGCACGAATCGAATACGCGCGTGTATCCTTCAAACGTCCGTCAATGACGTGCTCGGCTTCCATAAAATCGCCGTCAACCAATTCCATGCCTTTAAGGACGGCATATACGCGGGTTCTGAAAATGTCGGTTTTGGTTCTAGCCAATTTTACCTCCCTTGCAGTAAGATTTTTTCCAATTCACTGTCATTATACCTTGTCGTATCCAGTCTGTCAAAATTTTTAAACACGGCGATAATCATGTTTTGCGCTTGCGGATTATCGAAAATCGTACAACAGTCATACGACGTAGCTCCCTTGACTGCACACACGGCACACCATGCAATAAGATTGGGCGGATTGATAGAACCGTCCAAATATTCCACATCATACGTGCGAGAGAGGGCGGCGGCGAGTCCATCACCAATACACATGCTTCCGCAAATCTGAGACACCGTGATCACCGCTTGCGTAAACCACTCACTGGGCACTTCACGCCACAATTCACACAACATGTTGACCGCCCTACAGCACGTTTCAAAATCGCCATAGCCCATGTCATAGCGTCTGAGATTCAATTCACGAGTATGCCCCCGCGTAGCCTTGACAATACGGGATGATTCCATAATCCCGTCATCAAAACGGCGCATACGATAAACCGGCGTACGGTCATCGCCACGGTTAAACATAGTAGCGCCTTTCCACCTTAAAATACGCGATATTGCGAGTATGCGAAGGCACTGCCGCCCACTTGCGTACCAGCTCAGCGGCCTTATCATACGAATTGGCGTAACCTACTTCGATAGGCGGTTTATCACCATGACGCAAATACGCGAGTGCGACAAAAGTTTCATACATAACTAAAAATCCACTCCATCGACATAGGCTCTAGACCCAAGTTTCCACATGTTATGCCACAACTGCGGGTCGGGGCACCGTTTCGGCGGATTAGTGGCGCTCCGCTTATGTTGCCTTCCGTCCCAAAAAGCGCGCAAGCGCCAATAACTATCAGCGTCAGGACATGTGACGCATATCCACGAGTGTATCCAACCACGAAAATACATGACTAATCCCTATCTAGTAGAGGAGTATTGGCAATGTCGATAGCGTCAACAAGCACGTCCACCACTTGATCATAATCAGTGGCACTATAGGCCGCTAAGGCCACAGCCGAGCACAAACCGTCCGGCGAATAAAACGCCACATCATACTTCAACCTATACGATTGACTATGAGAGCAATACCACAACTCCACATCACCACCCAAGTGCTGAGACGGAAACACAGCAACCTTCACATCACAGTAACGCATAATCAAAAACCTTTCACTATAAAAACCAATACAATAGCCACGCTCACAACAATCATAGCCAAAAAGCAAAGCACATCACGCGACTCACGAGGTGCTTCACAAAACGCTACCGCACTCACGACAATCAACCAAATCACAAACAAGATAAAAACAATACCCATACACATCATCATACCAACACCACCTTCACCATGCCAACCATAATATTATCAAGATCAAACGTAGCATTATCAATATCCACATCCACATCCATACCCGCATACTCATGACGGATATGAGACAGAACGCCATCCAAAGAATCCTTAAGTGATGCAGTGTAAAACATTTCACTAGGCTTCACACAATCAGGCAAAACCTCAAAAACCTGAAAACCATCACTGGTAATAATAAAATACCACATGTCAATCATCCTCTTTTGTGGCACGCTTAGCGAGAAGAAATGTAACCGAAGGAGTATCCTTCACAGTCTTAATATGAGATAGTGAAATCCCGTACTTACCGGATACCTCCCTACGAATACAAGACTTTGCTCCCCTAAGAGTTCTATTTTTCCCAGTATCTAACATGTAAAAATCATCAATATCAGTGAAGAAAACGACAGCTGTCCTAGCCCACCAACTGACAACAATTACAGTATTCATTTATTTTCCTCCAATCAACGGTCAAACGACTCAAACTGCTTCAACAACTCCTCACGCATAGGGTCAGGCAAATACGTTACTTCATACCGCTTAGATTCACTACAACGCAAGCGTTCCGCACGAATGAAGCGCCATGAACGCTTTGCATACATAAGCACGAAGAGAGTACTCATGGGTACACCACGGTAAGCGTTCGGAAAGTACTGAGAATTCAAGTCAACATGAACAATCAAACCTTCCATGCTTTTCTTAGAGCAATCTTTGAACTTGCGTTCAAGAACTGCAACCGCATTATACACATCGTCAATATCGACGGTACGCATGTGAGCGAAATGGTTTGCACGGTCAAGCTGAGATTGAATTTCCGTGTCATGCTTATGGTTAAGAATAAGTTTCATTTTATTTTTCCTTCCCTTGAAGTTGATAGTTATATAATAACACAAACAAAAACACGACACGCCCGAAAACAAAATGAAGCAAAACACTAAAACACACCTACCTACCGGTTGGTAAGTTACGGTTACGTTACCGTAACTTACAGATAATTAGACAACATGAGTTAACCCAGTTAACCAATGGCTATATGAAATTGTTGTACATACAACCATTGACACAGTGTCAATAAAAAAAACGACAAGCCCAAAATAAAAAAAGTTGACACTCACCAATTGCAATGATGGTTCTTTTTGATGTTATGCAAACT